AAGGATCTCTATTTACATCTTCGGTTGTTGGTTCCCAACCTTTATTATCTAATTCATCTGATTGGCCATTACGAATTATAGTAATAGGATCTCCTATTTGCCCCGCTTGAGACCAATTATTTGAACCTAAAATTGTACCCTCTTTATTTCTTGCTGTAGATCCAAATCTTATAGAATTTCCAAATCTACCTTCTAATATGTGATCTCCTTCAAAAGGTAATAGAGGTTTTATATTCATTTGTTCTCTAAAATATCTTCCTAAAGGTATATCTGTTGCTCCATCTGTTACGTGTCTTACTAACCCTCCCCCACTAAGATCGTATGATTTATAATCATTTTGTGTTGCAGCATCATCAACATTAGGATTTGGAATAGCATTATGGTGAGGATGATTCCATATATTTAAATTAGGGAGGTAGTATGTTTGTTTTTTTTCTTCTGTTTTCTTTGTACTACTTAAAGCCATTACTACTTCTCCCTTTAAAGGATAATATTTTAAATTAGCAAATAAAGGTTTAGCTCTATCCATTGTAGTCAATATTTGACCTTGATCATTTCTTTTTATAGATGATTCTAATTCAGGATTAGTTACTAATTTAGATACTTTAATATAAAATATCATTCCTAAACTATCCCAAAAACCATACCTTTCAGATAAAGGATGATCTAAATCTAATATAACATCCATTACTTTAACAGGAACTAATTGTCCTGAGGAATGAAGATTTGTTCTTCCTGGGTTTATATTTCCTACTCCATATGGCATTTTATTCTGTTTCTTCTTTAGTTGGCGCTTCTATTTGTTTAGGTTTTTCAACAGTTTTAGCTATTTCTTCAGCTACATCCATTAATTGATCCATTTCTTCTTCAGTTAATAAACCACCATCACCATTTGAAGCTGCTCCTGTAGATAAACGTTGTACAATAGCTGCCATCTTGATTAATTGGTCGTCATTTTTAACACTAATTTCCATATATTCTTTGATTAATGGGACTACTACAGTAGCATCACCTAAAGATTGAACTAGAGGACGTAATTCAGCAATTAAAGAAGCTAGTTGTTTAGCTTTTTTCTTTTGATTGCTGTGAATTTCTTTTAATAAATCACCAAAGGATTTATCGTCAAAAAGTATTTGGTTTAATGAATCCATATTATTTTATTATAAATATGGAGGGATTTAAATTTTTACATATCCCGTTTCAGCATACTCACTATAAAGTTTTTTATAAAGTTTTTTCATGATTTTTGTAACTTTAGTAATTACAGGAGTATCTACTTCTGTCATTTCTCTTATGTAGATATAAAGTGCTTTTTTATTGAATATTTCTAAATTTTCTCTACGTTTAAAAAGTACATTAATAGCATCTGCTACTTTTCTATCTTTTGATTTTTTAAATAAAGTAAACATATGTTTATCAATATAATCAGTAAGATAATCTATAAAATCTTTAATTTCTTGTTTACGATCATCTCTACCCAGTTGATGTAAAACTCCATCATCTTCATCCGCTGCTAAGATATCTACTTTTGCTTTTTTCTTTTTGTAATTATTATTATTATAAAGAATAAGATAATTTTTACCTACGATAGAAAAATATGAAAAGGCTTTTGAACCCTTTTCTGGTTTAAAGTAATCTAATTTTTCTAAAAGAAAACAAATTACTTCATGTTTTAAGTCTTCTAAATCATCTACTTCTGTATAGTAGAATTTAAATGTATGGATTAGGTTTTCTGCTAATTTATAAAAAGGATAATGTATTCTTGTTTTAAATATTTCATCTCTTTCATCCTGGTTAGAAGTTGAAAGATATTCTTTTATAGCTAAATCTGTATCCGGAGTAAAATATTGTTTTTTTGTTCTTTTTCTACCTCTTTTTTTTGGTTGTGGAGTAGAAGAACCAGTATCTACTGGTTCGGGAGGGGGTTTAGGAGCCCATTTGGTTTTATCTATCATGTATTTTACATTTATTTAAGTGTAAATTCGTTTAATGCTTCTTGTATTTTTTGTACTTCTTTAAAAAACCAACCTATTTGATCATCAGCATAAAATATATTTTTATCGTCTATTTCTTTTAATCTTTGATCACATGCATTTATAGCTTCACTTTGTTTTGTAATAAAATCTTCTAATGCTTCATTTTTAATAATTAAATTTCTAATTATAAAAAAAGAAGCTGTTATTACTATTGTTAATATAATACTAAGTGTTATCATATTTAATCTTTGAAAAACGAATCAATAACACCTAATGTTGCTTTTGATAAGTTTGGGTTATTTTCTGTGTTAATTTTTTTAGCTGCTCTTAAGGTTTTATCTCCTTTACTTGCATTAGCTGGTTTACTTGATTTAGGAATAGAATCTGTTGCATTATTCCATAATTCAAATTCAATTTGAGCAGCCATATGATCTGCTTGATGCATTAGTAAAGGTAAATGTGTTCTTAATCTAGTTTCTTTCATTCCAGACATAAAATAGAACTTATTTGATTCATCATATAAACCATCATGAATTTTAATTGTAATATACTCGTTTTGAGTTACTTTACAACCAATTTCTTGAAGTATAAATAATGATCTTTCTGGTATTTTCATAGCAGGAATATCAGTATTGAATTTATAAATTTGACCTAATTTATCAATATGCCATTGTGAATCATTTGGTTGGTAGTACTCGCCTTCTTGTTGGCCCATCTTGCCTAAATCATGGAATAAAGCGGCGAAATGCATTTCTTCAACTGTATATGTGGATATATCACCTCCCATTGCTTTCCACGTTTTATATAATTGATTTGCACAATCATATACACGTAAAACATGATCAGTATAACCACCTGCAAATGCTGAATGGTGCCAATTTTTACTTGAAGCAGGCATCATCATCATTCTTTCTTTGTATTTGTCTAGGAATGGAAGTAAAATGTCTGTTCTTTCTTTGGAAAAACATGTTGTTACTTCATTTATATAACGATCCCAATTTGATTGGATTTTTTCTGCTGATAACATATTAAAATGCATTTATATTAGATACCCCACTGGCTCCTAAATTATCATCTGTTGTTCCTCTTTTTGACATATTGATAATATCTTGTAATTCTTCATATCTTTCTTTTAAATCACCTTCTTCCATATATCTAATAGCGTTTTGATTATCACCTCTTTTAATCATATCTCTTAACCTTAATAAAGATTGATCAAGCCTATCCATATGTTCTTGTATTTGTCTTGCGTATTTCATAACTAGTTTTTTATTATTTGTTTAAATATAGTAAATTATTCTTGGGAATCCAAGTATTTTTCATATTGTTTATTACACCATTCCATATTTTCTTTTAACATTTTTTTACGATCTGGTGGTATATTAAGGAAGTCTGTTGATTCAATTAAATAACCGATTGATGTTATACGGGTTAAATCGTTCTTAGTTCCGTTTTCTTGTATAAGTTTTTTAAGTAATTCAACACTTTTAAGATATTCATCTCTTTTTAATTCTGCTGCTGATTGTTGTTTTTGTAGTTCGTGTTCTTTATCATTATCATCAAAGAACGACATTATATTAGTACCGGAGCGATGGATGCCTTTCAATTCATCCGCCTTTTCCATTCGCTTCAGTGTTTCTTCTATATTTTTCGGATTGTATTGTGTCATATGTTCGGTTCGCTGTTCGACCTAAAAACCCCTACAGTTGTAGGATATGATTTATTTTAGTATAAACCAAATTTTTTTCAATGAATTTTTAAACAATTTGTACCTGACCTGCTCCTGACATTCTAAGAGTTTTAGACGTGTCTTCTTTTTCATTAAAATCTTCACCATCTGTTTTTATGATAGTACCAGATATTTTTATATTTCCGTTTGTTGTAAGATCTTCTATTACTATAGGGGTATCTTCATCTATTTCTGAGTTTACTCCAGCAGGGTATTTTACTTTTTTCTTCATTTCTCCTTTATTTCCTCCTACTAACTTAAAGAAGGTTGGGTTAGCTCTTTCATCTCTATCAATAGATAAACCAAAAGCAAATAAACCTAATATTGACGAATCCTGTTGATCATTAAGTAAAAAATCTAATATTCTATAACAACCATATTTTGCTTTTAATCTTGATTTTGTGTTTGGATAATTACTCCAACCATCTCCCTTTCTTTCAAATTTTAACCCTTCTGCTTTTTCTATATAATTTATAACTTCATTTCTATTTTTATCAATACCTTTTTTTAACATTTCTTCAGACATAGCATTTAAATCTTCACTACTCATGTTAAATTTATCGGGATCTCCAAACTTTTTTAAGTAAGATTTTGCTCTTCCTGGTTGGTATTTTTCTTCTTTTAATGAAATTGCAACTAAGGGAGCATCTGTATCCCCCCAATTATTTACAAATAATTCATTCCAAGGTACAATTGAATCTGTATCTGTAGGTAGTGTAGGATCATAATTAACTATATAAATATCTCCTGGATTCCATTTGTCTTTATCTAATTTTGTTATTTTGGAACATTCTGTTCTTATTTTGTTGAATGTTTCTCCCCTATTAAATCGAGCATCTGGATAAGTTTTTAATATTTCTACTGCTATAGAATAAGGGTTATTAAATATGTGTTTTACTTTAGATAAAGGTTTGTCTAATCCTCCTACTAAATTGAATAATTTTTCTATTTTTGTTCTCCCAACTTCAGTAGTGTCTTGCCATTTATTAGTTGAATTATTTATAACCTTAAAATTATTAATATAATCTTGATTATCATTAAAATTAGTTAAATCTCCTCCTTCTTTTAATACATTACACATTACAATAACTAATTCTTCTTTTACATCAGTATCAACTACAGGATTTTTTGCGTCTGAAGCACCTGATGATGCTCTATCTGAACCAAACTCATGTGTTTTCTTTAATTGGCTTGTAGTTGTATTTTCTTCTTTTGTCCCTATTA